CTGACGTTCCCCACGGGGATCAAATCCGGCCAGATAGGGCACGTCGGCTTCAAGAGTCAGCCGCTGACAAATGACATCCCCCGAAATTTTACCGCCGGTTTGAGGATAAGCGCCCACATTGTTCATAAACACCACTTTATCTGGAATATCTGCCCCGTTCCGGGCTTTTTCAAGGCGGCCGTTCGCGTTGTCGTTGGCGGTACTCGCCAAATCACAGGCAATTTTGACTGCCTTCGGCGTGGCAGCCTGTGTTTCACTGGTGCTGTTTATGGCACTGTTTAGTATGACAAATCCCTTCTCTTTCAGCGTCGCATCAGGATGGCGGCGGCTCTGCTCATGCTCCCGAATCGCCTTTGCAACTATCGTATCGGCATATTCCCGCGTGGCCAGCACCACGGATGGGTCAATTTTCAGCGTCACCGCGTTGGTATGGCTGACAATCAGTACCATGCGAATGGTCTGGGTGCGTCCAGAACCTTCCTGCAACTGGGGTTTATAAGTTTCGGCGCAGTTGGCCACCGCCATCAGCACACCGTTTTTATCAAACAGGCCGATTTCCCGTATCCACCACCCGCCGTCGTGCTCCGGGATGACCTGCTCGGCAATAATCTGGTTCGTGTTTTTCGGGTCAATGCTCAATACATTAATCGCCGCCCGGCGTTTTTCATTAATGAGCCGGGTCTGGTTGGTGTCCGGCGTGGGTAACTGACCGCCGCCGTCCCCCACCGCCATGTGGGTAATTTCAATCTTCGTGCCCAGAGCGGCTGCATTCGCCAGCCGGTCAGCCCCCAGTCGGGTTAACAGGGCAAAATATTTACTCATGCTCCAATCCTTATCGTATCAATAATATGAATGCCTGCGCCCACCACGTCTGCTCCGGTCACCGTCAGGCATTCCGCCAGATAGGGGTAAACCGTCAGCACATCGCCGTCATAACAGCTCGCGGCGCAATACACTTCACCGCCGGTTTCCAGTTGAATGGACATACCGACCAGATGACGGGAAGAGGGTTTGGCATCAAAAATCAGGCGTTCCAGTTCGTGATAAGTGGCTTCGGTGATGCCGGTGTCCATCACGCCGATATCCAGCCGGAAAGTGCCGGGCGCGCCCCCGTTCTGCCACCATTCAATCACGCGAATCAAATAGCCGAAGGGTTCAACTACACGGCGAATGGCCCCAATGGTGCCTTTGTGCTTGTGGACAAACATCGCTGCCTTAATCGACTCGCGCTTGATCTTTTCCGGCCAGTCCATATCCCAGCGATCCACCGACCAGGCCCACGCCAGATAAGGCAGTAACCTGACCGGACAGCGATCCGGCTGCCATAAATCACGCAAAGGTACGGAAATATCAGCCAGACTGCTGAGGGCTTCGGCAGCGGCCACTTCCAGCGGGGAGGAACCAACCGATAACAGGCGGTTATTCATCCGAACCCCCGAGGGTGATGTGGGCTGAGGTGCAGTAACTGGCCTGTGTCTTGTCCAGAATCATATCCTTGGCCGGTTTTTTCAGCTCGACTCGTTGTACACCGGGCACATGCAGTGCCGCAAAAAGGGCACTGCGCACAATGTCCCGGCCAATCCGGTGCTGTTCAGCGGTGTAGCGCGCCAGCCGTGCCCGGGCATCCTGCAATATCGGCTCATATTCCGGTGTCGGGTAGAGGTACAGCACGGCATCGATTTCGTAATTGACAATCTTGGCCGACTGCACCGTCAGGCGATCCGCCACGGGGCGCACATCCTCATCATTCAGGGCATGGCTGACGATATCGATAAGTTCGCTATTTGCCGCGCCGTTCCCGTCACGCGACAGAATACTGACCGTGACACAGGCAGGTTGAGGACTGATGACTGACGCATCCGCTACCCGGCCATCGGCACTGCGGGCGTGGTATTCATAGGAGGCCACCGGTCCCGCCACGCTTAACCCCTCAAAGGCCTGCGGGATACGGACACGAAAATCGGCATCGGCCTCCAGCACCGCCGGAATGGGCGGCACCGCGCTGTTATCCGCCGGTTGTAAGACCAATCGGGATACATTGTTATTGGCCCCCAGCTGGTCTAAATCGCTGCCACGGGCATAGGCCACCATCGCCGCGCGGGCGGCTTCATTGATGCGCTGGCGCAGTAATAATTCACGGTAGGCATTTTCCTGCAACAGTTTGGTGAGGGGTTCCGATTCCAGCGCCAGTGTACGGGTGATGGCGGCACGTTGTTCAGGCGGATAGAGCGCAATCAGGGCAGCTTTGCGCTCGGCAAACAGGGTTTCAAAGGCCAGTGGCTCAACCACATCAGGTGGCGGCAACAGGCTTAAGTCAATCGTCGGCATGGTCTTACCTCACGGAAACAGAAAACGCCACCGGATCCCGGTCGGGGGTGTAGTGGCCGCGGATATCAATCTGCATCTGGCCGGCTTCGCCCGGCACCACCGCAATGGCCGTCAGGCTGATACGCGGCTCCCATTGCTGGATAGCGGTATAACAGGCCGCCATCAGTTGCAGGCGCAGGGCGGGATTTTGCGGGGCATCAATCAGCGCCGACAACAGCGAGCCGTACTGGCGGCGGGCTAACCGGCTGCCGATGGGGGTGAGCAGAATGTCACTGACAGACTGGCGCAGGTGATCGATATCGGTCAGCGGTTCGCCGGTCTGGCGGTTCATACCCAGATAGCGCATCAGACCGGCCCACCTGAGGTGCCGTCACCGCTGCGTACACCGCGGTGATGGTGGGTATCCACCACAATCCCGTTAGAACTGAACTGGCCGTCAGTGTGGGTGATAGTGCCGCGCATCGTGCCCCCCTGTCTGACGGCCAGACTGCCGGTAGTCAGATGATTTGTACAAATGACGGTCGGCGTATCCAGTGTGATCTGCTGACTGGCGGTGCAGGTGATGGCCGGTGCCGTGACCTGCACCGAGACCGCTGCACTCACCGTCGCCGTTTGAATGCCGGTCACGGTCAGGGCGCCGGATTGCGGTTCATATTCCATCACCGCCCCATCAGGGAACGTCACATGCAGGGCATCCGAAGAGGCTGACGGCGCAGGGCAGGCATCGGAAAAAATCGCCGGCAGCACAAAGGCCGTCGTTAAGTCGCCGCCGACCGCCAGTAAAATCACCTGTTCCCCCACGCTGGGTGCCCACCAGGTGCGGGTGAGCCCGGCGCGGGCCGTGAGCCAGTTCAGCCAGTCGGTTTCAAGGTGACCGGTTGCCACCCGGCACAGGCCACGGGCGGTATCCACCTGTGTGACGGTGCCGGTGCGGATCAGGTTACGCAGACGGCGCAACAGTTCGGTTGTGTGGGTCGGGGCGTATTGTATGTTCATGCCGACAACATGGCACTGAACCGGGCCGGCTGCACGTTATCGGCTTTGTGTCAGTCCTGACACATTCCCGGCGGGGATCTCAGCGGGTCAGGTGCGCCAGAATTTGTTCCCCGATATGGGCAATATCGTCGGCGGTTAAGCCCAGTAACTGGCGGGCCGGGTATTTCACTTCCATATTTTTGCCGCGCAGCCGCTCTTTCAGGCCAAACTGATGCACACGGGCAATCTTGGCCGCTTTGGGGACGAAGAAGATCACCGCTTCTTTATCACTGGCCGACAGGCGCAGGTAACGGGCGGTGGCCAGTTTTTTAAACATGCGGGCTTTTTTGCTGCCTTTTTGGGGGTTAATGCGGTCGGTTTTCTTTTCCAGTATGCGCTGGATATCGGTTTTGTAAAACGTCCGCAACCCTTTACGCCCGGTATCATAGCCGGTGATTTTATCCTGGGTGGACCGCCAGTTTTTAAGATGGCGGGTTTCCCCGCGCCAGATAAATTTCATGCCCCGCTGAACGGTGAGGACCTGGGCTTTACGCCGGGTATAGCGGCTGCCGTCGGGGTTACGCTGGGCGCGAATGCGGTGCATCTGGCTTTTGCGCAGGTCGCGGGCAATATCGCGGGCCAGTGATTTGCGGCTGGTTGGGGACAGCTGGCTTAACAGGGCCGTCAGGGCGCTGTCCAGTGAGCGTAAAGCGTTATCTTCCATACTCACCACCGATCAAACGGGTTAGCCGGTTCAGGAATGGCAGTGACGGTACTGGTGCCGTTCTCGGTGGTGACCTGCACCCGTTCGGTGAGTTTCAGATCAATGCTGATATCAGCGGTGTCATTGTTAAGAAAATTGACATCAAAGGTAAAGCCGCTGCGGCGGTTATCAGGGTTGGCGAAGCTGTCCGGCTGGTGTTCCCGCAGCCAGTGACTGACCACCGCCATGAGAATATTTTGATCGCCCGGATAGGCTTCAATAATCAAATTCAGGGTGTATTCGTATTCATAAGAGAGTGACGGAGCCAGTGTTGCCAGCACCGCGCCATCTTCCACAAACAGGTGCAGGTATTCGGGGTTCTCGCGCAGGTAGGGAATTTTTGCTGTTAGTTCTGCGCGTAATTGCGTCGGTTTATTCATCAGTCACCTTCATTGACACTGTGTCGTAATGTAGTCCTGCAATCCCACAATCATTTGCTCGGCGGTGGCGGCACGCTCCCGGAGTAACCAATAATTTCGGACAGCGGTGTCAGCAGGTCGGGCGGCGGTTGCATCAGCCACGCCGGGGGCGGCAGCGGTGTCAGGGCTGGGACAGGTGGCCTTGATGTACACCCGCTCAGGATGAGCCAGAGAAGCAGTGTGCAGCCGGTCAATTTCAGTTTTTGCATGGGTCAGTGCCTGTAAATGTTGGGCATCCTGTGCTGCCAGCTGTTGGAGGCGTGCCTGTTGTTGCGCATTTAGGGCAATGTGTTCTGACAGGGATTGACTGAGCTGTTGATTCGCTTTCCCTAATGCGCGGCTTTTCTCAATGTAAAAGTGGCAAATGGCTCCTAACAGCACAATACCGATGAGTGAGAAAATCTGTGCTTTCCAGGTCATAGCAACGCAAACGCCCGGGTAAAAATCGCCTCATCATAAGGCTGCTGGCCGTTTTCCATCTGGATCATGGCCTTCACCAGCCGGCGCATCGTGGCGGTATTCTCTACATCAATCACTGCATCGCGGGCAACCCCGACGGCCTTGCAGACAAAAGCAATATAACGGTCGGTGTGGTTCTCATTGGGCGGTGCCCAGCGGGCGATAAACTGGTGGAGGGTGTTATCGCCGTATTGGCGTTCGTAATGGCGCAGAATTTTCAGCATCGCCCGAATGCCCCATTCCGGTGCGGTAAACTGGCAGAAGGCGCTGTCGGTTTGGGTGTCGCGCAGCCCCTGCCAGCGATCACCGTGGCGGATATTGCCCGGATTATGGTTGCGTATTCCGCGGGTCATGGTTTGTCTCCCAGTCGTTTGTTAATGGCGCGAACAGCAAATTCACGCAGTTTTTCGACACCGATAAAGCCGACCGCGCCCCCCAGTGCCGGTGAAACACTGGCCGGGATGCCGAACAGCTCCAGCCCGCTGGCAATGCCCCATGACAGCGCGCCACACAGCAGCGGTTCAACCCAGCGGTTTTTACGCTCTACGCCGTCGTAAATCAGCCGGCCATAACAAATCATCACGGCCAGCAAAGAGCCGGAGATCTGCGGCCATGAATGGCGCAGGCCATTCAGTAAGTCCGCCCAGATATCAGGTTGTTTGTCCATGTTGTTTCCTTCATTGTCAGTCCCATAATTGAATGATGGGGGTCACCGGCACCGGGACGATATCCGGCAGTTTAATCTCAAGGCCGTGGGGCAGAATAGCCCCAAAATCAGCCAGACCGGGATTGGCGTCCAGTACCCGCTCGGTGACCCCGTGTGTGCGTCCGTAGTGGCGCCAGCACAGGGCGTCCACTGTGTCATGTTGTTGTGCCCGAACCCGCATCAGATAAGCTCGACCAGGCTGTGTGCCTGTCCCTGCAACCGACGCAGTGCCCACTGGGCATCACGCCATAAATCGTCAATGGTGGTTTCCATCGCCTCGGCTTTCTTGGTGCCGGGCTGCGTGGTGTCGATATCGCGGTAACGTTCGGTCAGGTTGGCTTTGGTCAGGCAAAAGACGGCGCGGTGATAGAGGGCCGTCAGTTCACTTTCGCCATTGACCGGGCTGGCCGGCATAGCGGCTAATGTGGCATAGCCCTGTTGTAGTTTGTCCAGAGACCAGCGGTGCAGTTCACGGTTGACTTCAACAATCGCATTGGCAATGGCCGGCTTCAGACGGGCGGCGGTGACTGTCCCGTCCGTGCGCATTTCATCCCGGTAGCGGCTCAGGCTGATGGCCGGATAGAACGGATCGCTGCTGAGGGTGACATCCCCATCGTGAGCCGGTTCGGGGGCGATAAAGTCCATAGGTGTCCTTAAAAGTGGGGGCGGTGGACGGGGTAGCCGTCTGATTGATAATAAAACCTCACCCCGTGCCGCCCCGGCGCGTTGGCACGTTCGTTACGGTTGGGCGTCCGACTGGCGGATAATGCGAGCCAGTTGTTCCAGATCTTTCTTCACGCCCACCTTGTTATTCAGTTCCAGTGCCCGGCTCAGTGAACAGTAAGCCGGCTGGGGTAAATCATGATCCCGCTGGCTGTAACCCAGCCATTTGTACAGCTCGGCCTTCACCTCGTCGGGCATATCCTGCGCATCGGCCAGACTGATCGCCCGTTCCAGTGTGGCGAGCGGCATCGGCGATTTGGCGCTGTAACTGCGCTGGGCAGCGTCAGCCATTTCTTCAGCAATGGCACACCCGGCCGTCCGGCTGTGCCCCTGTGGCATCGCCAGTTGATAACGCAGGGCATAATCGGCAATATCCAGCGCGCCGTCATACTCACCGGCATCAATGCGCCAGAGCATCACGTACATCAGCACATCATCCTGTGCCCCTTGTCCGGTGGCTAACACCCCCGTCACCCACGGCACGTAATGGGGCAATAGTTTCTGCTTTAACCTGGCCTTGCCTTCCATTGACTGAATGCCTTTGAGCTGTTTGCGGTGCTGCCCCAGCATCAGCAGCATCTGGTTATAGCCGCTGTGGTTTTGCAGGGCATTCCCGTTCAGCCAGGCGCTGGCTTCGGCCTGTGCCCGCATCCGGTGACGCTGCCACGGGCTGCGCATCAGCTGGCCTCAGCCGGTTTGTTGATATCGGCGGTTGCCGGTGCTTGAGCACTCAACATTTTGATATTTTCAATCAGCGCCACCCCGCGGTAGTCTTCCACCACGTAAGCCTCATTGACCGATTCAAAGTTTTCGATACGGTCACGTTTCGGGTTATCCAATACTGAACGGCGGCGGGTGCCTTCCTGATAGTAGATGGAAAGGTTATCCAGCCGGGAAATCAGCAAGGCATTAGCGGGGAAGTACGGCACGCGCACCGCCGGCAGGTTGCCGATGCGCTTCTGGCTGATAATGACATCGGCCGCCAGCTTCTCGCTGTTGGGCTGCACCTGATTGACCAGCGGAAAGTATTTATCAGCCAGCAGTTCACGGCCGCAAATCACCACCAGTTCGGTGTCGTCCTGATATTCCGGGTCAATGGCCTGATTGACGGTATCCATCACCAGCGCATCCAGATTGTGAAAATCACCGCCCTGACCGACGCGAATGACCGGGGAAATGACCTGACTGTCATCGCCCAGGATCTGGCTCAGCACATGGTCGGGTGCATCCTGACGGATTTTTTGCAGCCAGCCGATATTGACGTCCTGGAGCATCGGGTACTGGGTACGGTTGGAGGTCTTGGCACGCTGGATGCCGTTCCAGCCGATCATGATACGGTCAAGGGCCTGACGGCGGATAATGGCGTTGCGGATACGCAGCTGAAAATCGGTAAACTTGGCCCACAAATCCAGTTTGGCGTAACTGATACTGGTGTCGAAGTTGGTTTGCTCGCACTTGTATTCCACGGCGGTCAGGCGCATCGGGTCAGTGGCTTCGCGGTCTTTGCTGTCGGTGTCGGTGGTGCCGGCAATGGTGGAGCCGATGCCCAGCCCGATCCCCTGTCCGCTGCCTTCGCTGACCGGCACGATATTCACTTTTTGCAGAAAGTCGGCGCTTTGCTGGATCTCGTCTTCCAGTGTCTGGGCCACCGACGGCTGCACTTCCACTTTGCCGCTGAACGCCTCGGCGTCAACCCCGTAGAGTTGCCCCAGTCGGGTCAGGTAGGCATTAAACTGATGGCGGGTTTGGTTCTTCATCGGGACTCCGTTAGCAATTGGTCTGGTGTTCGGTGGCGCCGAGATTACCCAGCGAGACCGGGCGCTGGTGCGGCTGGTTATCCTGCTGGCTCAGGCGGGTGGTTAAGTCGTTCAACTGGTTTTCCAGCGCGGTCTGTTTTTGTCTGAAGGCATCGAACTCATCGGCCCGTTGTGACAGGGTCTGTACGGTCTCAGCCGTGGTCTGCTGCTCTTTGGCGCACAGTTCAACGGCCTGATAAATGTCGGCAAAGCGCGCTTCATCGGACTGTTGTTTTTTCTGGAAGACGCCCTGAATGCGGGAAAACAGCGATGGTTTCTCGCTGGCCGCCGGCACGTCGATAAATTCCAGCACCGTTTCTTCGGCGGCGGTAAATACGTTATCCGGGTGTTGTTTTCGGGTCGTCAGGGGATTCGCGGCCGCACTGGCACTAAACTGCAACATTTCCGTGCCGAGGCTCGCCGGACTGTCAGTGACGGCCAGGCCCACCAGATACGCGCCGCCGGAATCGGCAAAATCCAGATTAATCTCGGCGGAGGTATAGACTTTCTGGCGGCGGCGGTTCATTTCGATCAGCTCGTCTGTCGGGGTCAGGATGCCGTACAGCCCCAGCTTGCCTGACAGCGCGCCGTCCTTGATTTCTTCGGTATAGACGGATTCCACATCGCCGTAGCGCGGACTCCAGGAATAATTGTAGTGCTCCATATTGATACGGGCACCGTAGGTGGTCGGGTGGTAATTGTCCGCAATCTGCGTCAGCCACTCACGCTGGATTTTGCGCCCGTCGGTGGTCGCGCCTTCCACACAGATGCGAAACGGTTTGGATTTGGTTGCCATTGTCAGCCCCGGCAGTTAATGGGTGGTTTGGGCTATTAGTTTGTGTCGTTACGCCAGGGAAACAATCAAACCCGCTTGTCTCGGGACTGGCACAAAGGGTGTGCGCGGAGAAATGGCCGCCGGGGCGGTAGTCTGGCAGCATGAAAACAGACACTGACTTTGATCCCCGCAAACATGCCATGCACCTGTATTTTAACGGGTATCGTATCGCGCGCATTGCGGAAATGCTGAATGAAAACCCGACCACGATCCACAGCTGGAAACGCCGCGACAAGTGGGATGAGGTGACGCCCTTTGAGCGGGTCGAACTGGCGCTGGAAGCCCGGCTGTGCCAGCTGATCGGCAAAGCCCATAAAGAGGGCAAGGATTTTAAGGAAATTGACCTGCTTTACCGCCAGTTAGAACGGCAGGCACGCATTAACAAATACAGCAACGGCGGCAATGAGACCGACCTGAACCCGAAGATTGCCAACCGTAATAAGGGGGAGCGCAAGCCCCCGGAAAAGAATGTCTTCAGTGACGAGCAGATTGAGAAGCTGGAAACCTTGTTTCAGGCGAACATGTTCGGTTACCAGAAAGTCTGGTATGACGAAGGGCAGCAACACAGTATCCGCAATATTCTGAAATCCCGCCAGATTGGTGCGACCTACTTTTTCGCCCGTGAGGCGCTGATGGATGCGCTGACCACCGGCCGCAACCAGATTTTCCTCTCGGCCAGTAAGGCACAGGCTCATGTGTTTAAAGGGTATATTCTGGAGATGGCGCGGGAAGTGGATGTCGAACTGCGCGGCGATCCCATCACCTTAAGCAACGGCGCAACACTGTACTTTCTCGGCACCAATGCCCGTACCGCCCAGAGTTACCACGGCAATCTCTATCTGGATGAATATTTCTGGATCCCGAAATTTCTGGAATTGCGTGCAGTGGCCTCCGGCATGGCGATGCAGAAACAATATCGCCAGACCTACTTTTCCACCCCGTCGAGCCTGACCCACAGTGCCTACCCGTTCTGGTCGGGCAAACTGATTAACCGGGGACGGGCCAAAGCCGACCGGATTGACATTGACACCCGCCATGATGTGCTGGTTGAGGGCTTATTGTGCGGCGATGGTCAGTGGCGGCAGATTGTGACGTTGGAAGATGCCATGCGGGGCGGTTGTGACCTGTTTGATATCGATCGGTTACGGCTGCAATACAGCCCCGATGAATTCCAGAACCTGCTGATGTGCGAGTTTATGGACGATATCGAATCCATCTTCTCACTGCAACTGATGCAGGGCTGCATGGTGGACAGCTGGGAGATCTGGGACGATATCCAGCCGCTGATGCTGCGCCCCTACGGTTATCATCCGGTCTGGATCGGCTACGACCCGGCCAAGGGCGGCGAGAACGGCGACAGTGCCGGTTGTGTGGTGATTGCCCCACCGCAGGTGGCCGGCGGCAAGTTCCGCATACTGGAACGCCACCAGTGGCGCGGGATGGATTTTCG